CGGCCAGCACTGGCAGCATCGGTGCGAGTACGCAGGCAGTGCTGAGCGACATCGACATGAAATCGCAGGCTGCGCTCGACATGACTACAGACGCATTCGAGAGCGCAGTGGACACGTACAACAACGACCTGAACATGATGGTGCTTAATACTGACCGGTCCGCGCCCACTGTTCGCCCGGTGCAGTACACTGGCCCGAGCACTGGTGAAATGATTGGGGGTGCGCTGCTGTCCGGTGCTGCCTCGTTCGTGTCTGGGTACGCATCGCGCAAAATGTCGCTCGGTCTTGGCACGCCCGTGAAGGCNGCCTCGAACGTGAGTTCAGTGAACACTATGAGCATGGGGTACAACCCGAGCGCCGGCATGGCCCTCGGCAANACCTCGAACTTCTTCAACACNCGTTTCNGATAGGAGCACCATGCTTAAAAGAGATTACCAAGCCCCGGAGTTCAACGTGCGCGATGAGCGCCGTACTCCAGAGGGACAGGTTGCTGCGGCCGATACCCGGTCGGCAGCGCCAATCACGTTCGGTGACTCAACGTGGCGCGACCGCATGCTGCAGCAGTTGGGCGGGCAGGGTGCGCAAGTGCTGGAGAAGATGGCTGACATTGAGTTCAGCAACCTGTACCTCGAAGGGCAGGCGAAGGCCGGCATCATCGAGTCAGAGGCTGAGCTTGAAGGGAACCCACTCACCCGCGACTGGAAGGTAGCCGGGTACCGCGACACGATGGGCAAGCTCTCGCTCGCTGACTCTGAGGCCCAGTTCAGCGTTGACATTGCGAGGCTCCGCGAAGCTGGTCCTGAGGAAATGCAGGCGTACCTCACGAAGCGCCGCGAGAAGCTCATGCCGGCACTGTCTGGTATGAGCCGCGAGGCACGTGCATCTGCTGCCGGTCAACTGCTGTTGCAGGATCGCTCAGCCACCAAGACGTACACGACAGAGCACGCGAAGTTCATCATTGAACAGAAGTCGCAGGCGGTGCACAGCCAGTGGAACACGTCCATGCGCACCCTAGGTGCTGCACAGGCACGTGCCCGGTTGGGTGAGACTAACCCAGAGGACTTCCAAGAGCAACTACGCAGCACGGCCGGCACTATGGTTGGCTCCGTGTGGATGGATAGCTCCCTCCCTGACAATGTGAAGCAGCAACTCACGTTTGAAATGATCCAGTCTACGCTGGCGAACGACTCTGTTGAGCTGTATGACTTCCTATCGCAGAACGAGATTCCGACTGCTGATGGTGGTTCGAGCACGCTGCTATCGCGCCTTGATGCTAAGCAGCAACTGCAGCTTGCGAACGGGTACCGAGAGGCGCAGTCGCGCACGAACGATCAGCGCAACCTATACCAGATGGCCGCTATCGCTAACATCGAATCGCAGATCGACAACAACACGTACACAGGCTCATACGCAGACTTGGACGAGGTGCTGTCCACTCAGGTGATGCGCAAGGCGATCACAGGCGAGCGTAGAGCCACGCTGCTGAACAAGTACCTCGACGAGCAGTACAAGGGCGAGGAGGGCAGTGCGCTATTCGGCATGGCTACGCGCGGAGACATCAACGGCATCCTGAACAGTGGCAACACTGAGAAGGACGCCATCGACGCAGTTGAGGCCACCCTAGCCAAGGCTAAGGCATCCCCGGAGCAGCGGCTGAACACGTACCTTGAGGTCGGTAAGAACGGTCTAGCTGGTGGCTTCAATCGCGCCGGGCAGGTGCTCGGTGTATCGCTTCGGCAGATTCGCAGCAAGGACGGCACTGTGCTTCCGCAGCACATGGAGACGTTCAAGGTCATCAACGACGCTGTGCGCAGTGCTGAGGAGGGCGGTAACATGAACGCCCGCATGCAGCTTCTGTCTGGGCTGTCCGAGGAGGATCGCATGTTCGCCACCCGCGTATTCGCACACGTTGACGGTGCAGGCTCTGGCAAGGGCAAGTCAGTCGATGAGGCCGTAGCACTGGCGTCTGAAGCTGAGGCGCGGGAGGCAGAAATGTCTCCGAGTGTTCGCGCCGCGCGTTCTCAGGCTGTGGTGAAAGACGTTGCTGCTGCTGTGAATGCAATCGAGCCGCTGAACCTGCTGGAGACTGGCTGGGCTTACTTCAAGTCTATCTTCAGCGAGGACGCACGCTCGAACTTGGCAATCAGCCCGCGCTCGAATGTGAGCTGGCAGGATGGCATCATGTCCGATAGCCCCACTGTGCGGCTGTACGCCGACGATGTTCGGCAGGCGCTCGACGACGAGGCCCGCCGTGTCATGCTGGTGAACCCGCTTGAGACTGACCCTGAGCGTGTGATCCTGACTGCGAAGGCAAACCTCGCTGCGCGTACTGTGCAAACTAGGCACGGCCCTATCGTGCTTCCGCACCGTGCGAACGCCTCTGCGATCTTCGGAGTGAGTTCCGCGAACCTTCCTATGGTCGGTCCTGCCATCGACAAGATGCTGCAGGAGACGAAGAAGGATGCGAAGTGGCACGTGCAGTTCCGGCATAACGGTGTGTTCGTGCAAGAGTACGACCGCAATGGCACTGCTATCGGAACCGGGAACTACTTGGATAAGGGCGCTGTGCGTGAGTCCGTGCGTGAACTCATGAAGGACAAGCGCGAGACTGCAGGCTTCCGCTACGGCGTAGGCAAAGAGGTCCGCGTAGGCGACACTTCGCTGCGGTACAGTGGCGAGAGCAAGTCAGGCAACCCCGCATCATGGATGCTTGAGTTCCGTGACAACCTAGTAAAGAGCGAGGGCATCACGAACAAGGTGGCACCGGACCTGTCTGGACGCAAGGACAAGTCAGGTAAGGAAATCACTACCACTGGTGTTGGTGTGTCATCGCACAACCCACACGCGCCAAAGGCAGGTCCAGATGGCACTGTGAGTCCGGAAGAAATTCGACGGAGCTTCTTGGGTGCTTCTGATGATGCAGCGGCGGCTGGTCGGCGTGTGGCGAGTTCGCTCGGCATGGCAGACAACAAGCCGGCGTTCATGCTGATGTCGGAGATTGCATACCAGTCCGGTACCGGGTTCCTGTCACAGCAGAACAAGACTGGCGATAGCTACCGCATGTTCGCACAGGCGCTACAGTCAGGCGACACCGAAGCAGCAAAGGCTGCGTTCAAACAGACGGCCGCGTGGTACTACAGCGTGGACCCGAAGAAGCGCAGTGCTACAAACATGGACCTCACTGAGCGTCGTAAGCATTACCTCAATCTGATCGAACAATCTACCCAAGGAGGGTAACACATGGCTGAACAGGATTTCATCACAGGACCATTTGGAAGTGCAGTACCCACCGCACGTCCGGTGGTGCCGGAACCCGGCCTCAGCGCCGGGGCTACCCCGTTAGCGGATGAGGCCCGTGTTCCCTTTACCGATGCTGCGCTCGCTACTGAGCGTGGTGTAGCAGAGTCACGCGGAGCACGGGAGGCCCGCGCGAACTTGGAAGATTCTGGGGTGTGGGCCGGCATTGGTGCAGGCATAACCACGTGGGATACGACTCGCCTTATCAAGCGATTCGCGCGCCCATCGTTCGAGAACGAGACTGAGCCGTTCAACAAGTTTGAGTACCTTGAGAACTTGCCTGAGCACTTCAGTGAGGATGAGCACGAGTACTTCAGCGATGTCGCGAAGGGCACGAAGTCTGCGGAGTACGCCCTGCAGGTTATCCGTGACCAACGGCAGGCGCGCGAAGTCGCCGGTGCGCACCCCATCGCAGGTANGGCAGCAATGTTCATCGACCCGGTGTGGCTCGCCATCCCTCCGGCACTGCGTGCTGGTAAGCTCGCCCCTGCGGCTGGCCGTGCAGTATCGGCCGGCACTGCTGGTGCAATCGGTGGCGGCATGGTGGCCGCTGGTGAGGGGCCTGTATCCGACATGGAGATTGCACTGAACATGGTGCTGAACTCTGCAGTCGGTGGTGTGTTCTACAGGCCCGGTAAGGGTCTGGTGAAGGCCGACACGGACTTCCCCACCGACACAGTGCTCGACCTCACGGAGACGCTGACGGCAGACGTTGCGCAGGCTACGAAGCCCCGCATGCGTATGACGCAGCAAGAGGAGTGGGAAGAAGTGCCAGTGCAGGCCGAGCCGCTTGCAGGGCACAAGACCACGGACCTCGGTGATGTAGTTGTCACTGAGAGCGCGAAAGAGCCGGGCAAGTTCCAAATCACGTTCTGGGATGGTAAGGCCGGTGTTGGTAAGCCTACAGGTGACGCCGTGTACAGCACTCGTGAGGAAGCTATCCGCGCGTTCGAGGAGGCTGGTGAGGGCACAGTGCACCGTGCTCCGGCCGCTGCCCCTGCTGAGGGCGCTATGGAACGTCGCAAGGTGCGTGACGCAGTGTGGGAAGAAGTTCCCGCTGAGCTGCACCCGAACGCAGTGCGTAGCGATCCTGCCGCCGTAGTGGCTGCTGTCGATACCGCGCTGGCACAGGATGCGAAGAAGCGCGGCTTCGGTGAGGCGATCATGTGGAACACGCACAAGACGATGAGCAACTTCGGCACTGTAGGTAAGCGCATCGCTGACTTCCTGTATGACAACAACTCGGACTTGAGCCGGCACAGCGTTGAGTCACAGCGGGAGGCAATCCTGCATGACCTTCGCCGTGGGCAGGTTGAGTACGAGGACTTGCTGCGTGCTGAAATGGCAGCGAACGGCGCAGGCACACTGAAGATGCTGAACCCGTTCACCAGCCGTGAGGCGTACGCAACGCAGGCCAAGATCGAACAGGCTGTGCAGCGTGAGCTGTTCCGCAGGGAGCAGGCAGCACGCACTGGTGTCGCTGCGTCTGATGACGTGCCGGCGAACATCAAGATGATGGCTGACAAGCTCGACGCAATGCACAAGCGTGCGCTCGCTGAAATGAAAGCAGCCGGTGTCGAGGGCGCGGAGAATCTGTTGGAGCGCCCCGGCTACCTGAACCGTAAGTGGAACAGCGTGATGATCGACAACGTGATCGACCGCTTCGAGAAGGCTGGCCTTAATCGGGTACAGGCACACGCCAAGGTTGTTGACTTGGTAGCTGTGTCTCTGCGCCGTGCGAACGGCGCAATGGACGAGAAGCTCGCGAAGCAGATCGGTGGCGCTATCGTGGACCGCGCACAACGTCGCGGATACTTCGAGGACTCGCTGTTCAATGCCCCCGCTGGTGAAGGTACGCTGAAGGAGCTGCGTGACATCCTGAGTCCGATGATGAACTCTGCCGATGTCGAGCGTGCCCTGAACGTGCTACGTGTGGTGGACGATGAGGCCGGTAAGGCTGGCATCCTGAAGCACCGCATGGACTTGGACTACGACGCAACTGTGCGCGTGGGTAATGAGACGGTCGGTATCACTGACCTGATCGACTCCCGTGTGAGCACCATCGTTGACCAGTACAACCAGCGCGTTGCAACTCAGGTGGCATTCGCCCGCAGTGGGTTGAAGAAGCGGTCNGATGTTGAGCGGNTGCGCGAGGAACTNCTGCANGACACTCCTCTGGAGAANCGNGCNGAGGCGAAGGAACTGTTCGACAACNCNATNGCNCANTANCGTGGNGAGCCTTCNGGGCAACGTATGAACGAGCGCATGCGCTTGTACAGTGCGTACGGNCGGAGCATTTCGCTCGCATGGTCTGGGCTGTGGCAGATGACTGAGTACGCAACCGCAATGGGTGAGTACGGCCTGNTGAAGTCNNTGAAGTACGCCACGCAGGAGTTCCCCGGATTCAAGNNGCTCATGANGCCNGATAAANNGACCGCCACATCGCTTGAGACGGTGCTCGCTGACCACTCTATGCAGTCCCTGCGCCTGCGTCCGTTCTTGGCGCGGTATGAGGATGGGTACGAAATGGGTACGTCGAGTGCCCTGCAGCTATCGGCCCAGACTATCGGGCAGGCAGTGCCTATGGCGAACGCAATGAAGTACGTGCATCACCATCAGGCTCGCATGGTCGGGAACCTTATCCTAGACCGTGTTCAGCAGGCTGCTGGCGGCAACGCCAAGGCCCGCGAGGCCCTAGCAAAGTACGGATTAGAAGCACCCGTAATGGACAAACTGGCCGCTGAAGTNAAGGCCAAAGGGTTTGACGTGGATGCTTGGGATTCCGCCNTNTGGGCCGATGTGCGCCCCGTGTTTGCTAAGATGATGGATGCNTCNGTNCTGAAGGGNCGGCTNGGNGACGTGCCAGCNTTCGCAGCGTTCGATAACGTGGGGAAGTTCATCTTCACGTACCGCACGTTCGTGCTCTCCGCGCACAACAAGATTCTTGCCGGTGGGCTTGAGCGTAACGGCTCGGCTGCTGTGGGCCTCGTGCTGCTGTACCAGCTTCCGCTGGCTATGGCAGCAGTACAGGCGCACTCCGTTATCATGGGCGAGGGTCTTATGGAGCCAGAGGATATGGCAGCTAAGGCTGTAGGCCAGATGGGCGGCATCGGTCTGTTCAGTGAACCCTTCAAGTGGGTGACTGGGCAGGACAACAAGATGGGCGCACCGGGTCTGATTCCTATCGACCGAGGTATTGGGTTGCTTCAATCCGCAGTAAACATGGATGCAGAGAAGGGAGCGAGCACAGCAATGACTATGCTCCCAGTTGTATCCGCCGTCCCTTTCATTCGTGGCATGGCCCAACAAATCAAGGAGTAATAAATGGCTAATAGCACTCAAGTTGCTGTCTCTGACGGCAGCTTGGCGTTGCTTGACATCAGCATCGACTATCTGAGCCGTCCTGAAATCACTGTGTACTTTGACGCAGTGCTTACCACGGACTGGGCATGGGTTGGAGATTCTGATAAGCAGATCACGTTCGACCCCGTTGTTCCTCTAGGGGTCGAAGTACTCGTCAAGCGCACCACAGATATTTCAGCATTACGGCACACGTTCAGCCTTGGGGCTGCGTTCACTACGCAATCCCTCGACGAGGACTTGAAGCAAGTCCTGCACATCGCACAGGAGGCATCTGAGGCGAATTTCGGCGGTGACTTCTACGGCGACATCAACATGCACTACAACCGCATCACGAATGTGGCAGACGCTGTTGATCCTACAGATGTGCCTACGTTCCGGCAGCTTGGGGAGTTTCGGGATGCTGCAGCGGCATCAGCAGCGGCTGCTGCTAGCTCCTACGACTCGTTTGATGACCGCTACTTAGGCCCAAAGGCAGTTGAACCGGCACTAGACAATGATGGTGACGCGCTGCTCACTGGTGCACTGTACTGGGATACTGTAGCCAGTGCCATGAAGGTATACACTGGTACGGTATGGGACTTTGCGTATGTGGTAGGCACTGAGTTCGCACTGCTCACGGATGTGGACGCTGCGGTTGCTGCACACGCTGCATCTGCTGACCCGCACTCACAATACACCACAAACGCGGAGCTTGTTGCGTACGCTCAAGAACTGAATGTCAACTTAACGGCCGAGGCTGGCCTTGTAGGTTCGGCAGATAAACTTGCGTACTATACCGGTCTAGGCGCTAAGGCGCTGACCAGCTTCTTTGCGTGGGGGCGCACGTTCCTTGCCGCTGCCAACGTTACCGCTGCGCGGACGGTGCTAGATGCGCAAGCGACTCTAATCTCCGGGACGAACATCAAGACGGTGAACGGCGGTTCCCTGTTGGGAAGTGGCGATATTCTGGTAGGCGAGACGACCGGCGCCGTTGCCGCTTTCGCCATGAACTCGGTTCCTTCTGGCTGGCTTGCCGCCAACGGCGCGGCTGTCTCCCGCACAACCTACGCGGCCTTGTTCGCGGCCATCGGCACCAC